TTGTATTTTCCAGGAGCGTGTAAATGATCGAATATAGCTGACCCATAAACTCTATGGCCAGCGGGATCATTCATTTTCTGTCCCCGTGGCCCTTCATCTCCATGATGACTGACAAGTGTATTGGCAATGAATCTATCATCACCACGGCTTAACCATTCAAAACGTCCTTTCAATTCTGGATGATATGTTTCGATGTAATATTGAAGCGGATTAATATGGTCATAGTATTTTGTTGCAAGTTCGTTAGCAATCAACCAATTGACCGGAGGATTCTCCTTTTCATATCGCTTTTCATTCAGGTATCTATCTAAATGCTCATTATGATTGCTTGCTTTGATCCATATTTTAACTTTATCGTTTATATTGGATTTCCACTTTTTCAACTCTTCTGCATATTCATCCAATTCATTTTTTAGATAGATAAACCGTGGATCTTTTACTTTTTGCAGCTTAGTCCTGAAATCAAATTCATGATGATGACTGATAGAATGAGCATCAAAAGAATCTGATAAAGTCACATAATCAACACCAAAATAATCAACCATATTAAAGCTTGCTTCTCTTGCATAATCAAGCGTCCAGGGTGGATGTAAATCGCCAATAGCAAGTAAAGATGCATCAGACTGTTTAACTTTACCGTCAGGGCTATAATGACGATTCATGTAATTAAATGAGCCATCTTCTTTCGCTTCTATCTGTCTCCAATAGAAATAACCTGTATTTGTATCAACCTCAATGGCAACAAATCCTAACGCCATTCTGAGATTGCCAATATATCCGGCCCGTGTCTTTGGATAGGCCCGTGGTGTAATTGTTCCAGTAGAAAGTGCAATACGTGGACTTTTAATGTCACCAGAATCTAATGACTTAATCCTCTGGACTGGATGGGCCACAATAATAGACTGCCCCGGATGCTCGCATAAAAGCTCAACCTGATTCAAAGGATCTTTCTCAGTTGGAAAGACGTTCATATCAAGTGCTTTAATCTTTTCTGTGATCTTGATTTCAGTTGCAAAGTGATCCGATAAAGCTAAAATTTCAGGATCATAATATTTATGTGAATTATGCATTCCTCGCATATTCAATGTATGAAAGTGAGTCTCATCGAATCTTTCTTCGCCTTCTACTTCCATCATCTTTCGAATAGCTTTATAAATACCATTATGCAATTTAGCTTCTGGCATTACAGAAGTAATAATATATAATTTCTTACCTTTCTTCTTTGATTCAGGGATTACAATATCAATACCTTTTCTTTCGAGTCTTCCTGGAATCTGATCTTTCAAGTCTGAAAAAGTGCCGAACAATGCTTCTGGTGCTGCATGATTTAATTTTGTATGCTCTCTCCAGTAATTTCTTGTAACATCGAATTTAGAATTAAAAGTTTCTTTGTGATATTTTTCCGCTATTTTTTCAAGATCATGAATCAACTCTTCTTTTGTTGGAAGGTCTTCAACACCCATCTCTTTAAGAATAAATTCTTTCAAATCTGCAAAGCTATCAACATCAAACAATTGCATATATAAGTCACGCTTATAAGAATGTCTTTTATACACTTTCGCAAGGCCATCACGCTTTGCTTTATATGGTTGTTCAAACTGATTGAAGTAATCAATAGTTAGATTGTAAATATGGTTTTTTGTTTTAAGTGTTTCTAACTCTTCTTTTGTTTGTGATTGCTTTTCTGTTAGCTTTTCTTTTGTCCGCAGTTCTTCGAGTTTTGAAATTTGTTTTTCGCTTATATATTTGTAGACCATTTATAAAACATACTTTATTCTTTCATTGAAAGTCAATCTATGCAATAGAGTCTACTAATTCATCATGAACACTATCTAATTCATATTCATTTGATTCAACTGATTCTTCTTGAAAGCCCTCAAGATAAAAAAATTCTCTTAAATCTTTATATTCTCTAAATATAGTTTGTTTTGCTCCAGACAATGCTCTCGAAAGTATTGCATATGTATATTGATCTATATCTTCGAGTTCCTTAATGTATTCCCCTATTTTTGAAACAGAATATTTTATTGCTTCTTTCTGGATATGAGATAAAGGACGGTGTATATAATTGCTTATTTTTGGATCATTGTTTGTTTTATTTAATTCTGGATAAATAAATTCTTTTAATTGATTATATTGCTTATCAGTAATTGGATGATTTGTCTTAACTCTTTCAATATTATTAAATCCTATATCATAAAATTTGCTTGCAATATCTATATCAGTCATCATTCCTATATATTCATTAAAATCGCTTTTATGATCTTCATTATCATGATAATCGACCATCCCAAATTTCCATAAATCTGAAATGGCTGGCCAATGTCCATAATAAGCTCTCATAGCATCTATTTCTTTAATAATATCTTTGCACATCTTAGGCAAATCAAATTGATTAACTTTATGATTTTTCTTTAATTCAGATACATCTGTATTGCCTATGGAACTCATATCAACAATTTTGCTTTCTATTTTTCCATCGTTTAATACGATAGAATATCTACTTAACATATCATCGCTATTTAATACTTTTATCTTCAAGCTTGTTGATTCTGGTGGACGATAATTAACCGAAACCTTTACCTTGAATCCTGATGTAATGATAAGGTTGGCTGCTTGCAGTCTTCTATACTCAAATGCAGCTTCTGAATCATTCCATTCAAAAAAATGATTCAGAAATGAAGATTCATTTTTTGCATATGAGATAAGTTTTTCTGGAGTAATAAAACTTGAATTGTCCGATAAAGTTAAAAGTTCATCCTGAATTGTTTCTTCAATCCATTTTAATGATTCATTTTCTTTATAATCTTCTCCATACCCATTTTCTTCAAGGAAATACCAAAATTGACCACTTAGATATTCAAACTTTTCAGTATCTTCTTTTCTATATTCTTCTCTAAATATAAAATGTTCGTCAAAGAATTTTCTATCGTCTCTTGATAGATCTTTTCTAAACGAGATAATTAATCCCTGTTTGATTTCTTTTTTGATTTTACTCATATAAAAATAACCTTGCCTTAACAGATCTCACCAAACCCGACCTTACCCTGTCTAACCCTGCCAATGCGCGGATCGCCTCGGGAAAAAATAAACTAACAATAAATATTAGTGCATTGCTATCGTAAAAATACGATAGCACCCTGCCAAATCCCAGACCACCACACCTAACCGTGCCTCACCTCTGCACTCCTCAACAATACAAATAAATACTAATATAAATTAGTGCAAAAACCCTCGCCATATCTTACCTAACGGAAGCCTACCAAACCTCACCTCACCGTGGCACTCCTGAACATATTAAAATAATTAATCAGTATAATTATTCCAATTAACTTTTTTACTCCAATCAAATGATTCATCTACCATATCAGATGAAATATCAATTTGATATTGGCCGAAAAATCCTCCAGAACTTGGCCGAAAATCTCCTACTCCTTGACTGAATCCAGCAAGTTGAATAAGAGAGACAATTTGATCCAGAGAAACTCTTCCCGCATTATATAAAATAACAATTGAAGTTGTCCAGTCATAAAATCTTGGCCTGAATCTAATGTCTGTAGTCCCAGCTCCGATAGTAACTCTTGACTCATGGGTATCAAATGAAGAGAAATCAATTTTAACATAATCCCCGCCCATTTTAGGCTTATCGCCTCCATTTTGATTGTAAAATCCCATTACATGGACTGCACCTTTTACCACTGTCATAGGAAGGGACTTGTCTGCAATTTGCCGACATGCTCCAACAATAGATCCTTTGAATGCACTTGCCGGAAGTCCATAAGAGTTTTTTGAAATTTTGTATGCAGATTCTTCTACTTCTTTTTCAATGTTTCTTGCTTCTCTTCCTGTTCCGCCCTTTTTCTGCTGTTTATTAAGGATGCTTTCTTTTGTTGAATCAGCAAATCTATGCATCAATAAAGGAGTAACTCCTTTAATGCCGACTTTTAGTAATCGTGTGTCAATTGAATTGACGATTAAATTTTTATCCATTTTCCTATTCTCTCCTTGCCATTTTTAGCAATTATGGATAAAGAAAATATTCTGTCAATAGAAAATTATATTTTTAGAAATTATTTTTATCAGAATAAAGAACTTTGCGTAAGATACGAAGGATTATTATTTCTTGATTTAACAGCCTGTTCAACTTCAGTCAAAGACCATTTTTTATTGCCAGATACTTTTTCATACATATCTATATCTGCACGAATACAAACAAATATTTCTATCATGCGTCTATGATCGTGCAATATTTTATATCCAATGATCTCAAATACTCCACCATGCTTTATTATCGCTTCTCTCAATTCATTAATTTCTACATATTCACCGGATCTACTTTTATATAAATAGACACATGAATCTATCTTCATTTCTATAAACTGTAAATGCGGCAAAGCAACAATAGGATACTTTGAGCTTCTTAATTCATTGGGCAGTCGGTCAACCATAGATCCTTTTAATCTGCCTGATTTTGTTTTTCTTTTACGCTTGTATATTTCTGGTTTTATTTCTTCAAAATCAATATTGGCGATATTATATGTATCTGCCTGTCTATGCCTTGACTTATTAACAATAGGATTGTCGTGAAATTTGAAATTCATTTTACAAATTCAATACTAAAGCCTTTTTCTTTTCAGGTTTTACAGGCTCATCTTGCGCCTTAAACACATCATCAAGCATTGAGTCAAAGTTAAACTCTTCCTCTTCACCTTCCTGCTCTGGTTGCTCTTCTGCTTCTTGCGCCTGTTGTTGTCCTATAGCAGCTTGATACAACTGTGTAAAAGATTGCATTGAATCTTTTGGCATTGTTCCCATTATTTTTAATGTGTTAAGAAATGTTTCGTCATCAATACCCAAATCTTCTTTAGCAAATTGCCAGGCAGGCTTATCGTCGTCTTCAATTCTTAATTGGTCAAAACCTGTATGAGTTTCAAAACGTTGCTTTTTAATCTTTTCTTCAAACTCTTTATCAGTAGGAACAATACCTGTAAATTCAAATTTATACTTTTCCCATAGATAACGGCCATCATGAGACTTTCTTTTCAGCCTCATCAATATTTCTTCTGCCACAGTCTCAAAAGAAATAAGTAAATCCCTTAATCCTCTGTCTCTTGAAAATGCTTTACGGCCTTCTGTATTCTCTGACAATACAGCCTTAGATGATTGGAAATTTAATCCTAATTCATCGATATCTACACCCATATGAGAAGCGATTAATCCACCCATCATTTGTAGATACTGGATGTATTCCATATCTCTCGGTGCTTTCATCAGATCAATTGGTTGAACATCACCATTGATAATTGGAACGGCCCAAACATTTCGACCTGTAAAATTGGCTCTCCATTCTTGTTGAAAGCGTCTCATCTCTTCACGTGAGAAGTTAGACCCACCCTTCATAGATAAAGCTATTTTAGGAATAGAGTTTCTTGAAAATGCATTAGCATTATATTGAAGAGAATTAAGAAACCCTCTAACCAATGCAGCAGCAACTTCCAATCTTGATGGAGCATATCCATTATACCAAATATCAGAAGTTGAATCGGGTTGATAAAATACTAAATCTTTCCATTCAAATGCAGCAACAACTTGATTCCCAATCTCTTGAACATATTTAACTTTATCAAAATCGGGGATCATCACCTCTCTTTCTTTTGTTACCCGTTCTGCAATTTCATTTGTTTTGAATTGCCTCAACTTAGGGTCAATAGAACCTTTATTGCCCATGTATCCATAGTCGCCAACTTTACGAATTGTTGCGCCATCAAGAAACCGGAAAAACGATGTGTCTTTTCCGTCTTTTGTTTCCACAACTTCTACAGCTACCCGATTCATAACCAGTGCATCTTCAACATATTTCGACAAATGTTTTTCTAATCCAGTTTCTCTTTCAGCCCATCCGTAATAGTCTGTTCTTCCACCAAATCTAAAAAAATTAGATAGCCATTTTATTTCTTCAATATCTTTCTTTGCGGCTTTCTCGTCAGGATCTCTTAATTTTATTCTATACCCAGGATCATTATCGTCATTGGATGGACGGGAAAATATTCTCACCTGAGATTTTCTTAAAAATAAAATAGCTCCGACAAGTGGAGTATGAGATACAGTTCTTAATACAGGATCAGGGACAATTGTCGGTCTATACTTAGAATAATTAACATTAAGATATTCAAACGTAGGATCAAGAAAGCCTTTTGTTGGATTGATCTCTTCTTTCTTTTCTTGCAAATCTCCAGCACGTCCAATAACCATTTCTTTGCTATCGCTTTTATCTTTAGCTTTTTCTAATCCAATTCTTTCAATGTTATCGGCAGAAAATACTTTATATATTTGATCTTCCGGGGCACCGAAAAACTCTTCCAATGGACTTTTTTCTTTATTATCGGACATTGTTATTATTTTAACCTAAATTTATATTGTTTTCAATCAGTTAAAAATTGCATAAAATAAGATTTTAAGCCTTTCTTTTTATTCTTTTCGTCACCACTTAAACTTTCATATAATTCTTTTAATTCATTGGTTAACGAGTTTATTGATTTCGCAGACATTTGAGAAACTTCATCAAGACCTTCCAGCCCTTTTTGAACAAGTGGTGCTGATTCATTGGCAATTTTAAGCATAGATTGCTCTGTAGCATATAATACATCTCTTGCCGCTTTAGCTCCGGGATGACTAATTCGAGTAGCTTTTTGTTCGGCCATTAATCTTGCTTGTTTTGATACATCGCTTGTTACTCCTGTAGCGGTGATATCTTCTGGAACCGGCGCACCCGTTTTTTTCCCTGTAAATTTCCCCCAGTTTGCCAATAAATTAGAAGTTGTTAATCCTGTCTGATAAACTTGTTGATTTAATGCGATATATCTTGCAGCAGATCCAGCTTCTTCTGCAATCTTCTTTTGCATTTGTTCACCAATATCGACCCCACCGGCACCCTCATTCATTAGTCCAACCATAGCCATTCTTTCCGAATGAGATAATTCACCTGATTCTAATCTTTCTTGGCTGATACCTAACTGACCTCCTATTTTTTTTCTTAATCCAGCATCAGCACCAATCATTTGCATGGATAGTGCAGTAGTTCTTGCTGTTAATGCGTTTTGTCCAAAAGATCCTTTTGACACGGCATCACTGATTGATCTTCTTTGTTCTATAGACTTCTGTATAGACTTTAGTGATCTTGACGGGTCAGCAGCGGCATAAGAAGCAACCTCTTTCGCAAAAGATTCAGACAACTTAGCATCTTTAACACCATTAGAAACAGCCGTCTCCATTACATCTTCCATCATTCTCATCATTAATGGAAGTTCTGTCTGGATGCCTCCTTCTTTCGCCGTGATCCTTAATACATCTTCTAATCCCTGTGTTCCACCAGGGCCACCAGCACCCTGAGACATTCTATCCATAAGCCCTTGTATTTGAGCTACGGATTGAACATCACCAAATCTTTCAGCATATCTATAAGATCTTGAATCTTCTTTTAGCCCTGCCTCACTCTGAAGTCTGCCGGACTGCATACGTCTTGTCTTTGTATATTGAGCTACTTCTGTAGGATCTAATATCCCAACATTTGACTCAATTGTTCCAGCTACACCGACAGTTGATTTTTGCTCCATCAATGCTTCACGAGAAGCACGTCCCAAATCCATTACTTTCTTTGCTAGATATCCAAATCCAGCAATAGCAGCACCAATAAATGGAATAGAAGCACCCATTGACCCTATACCACCGCCTCCGCCACCTCCAGAAGTCCCTCCACCAGTTGAAGGACCACCACCGGCCTGAGAAGCCATAGTATTTTTTTCTATAGAAGTCTTTAGGTCTTTAATGCTTTTATCAACACTTGTTAAAGATTTAACAAGCTTCTTTGTCTCCTGAAGCATTAATTTCTGAGTCTTTACGGATTGTTTGCCAACAGTTAAAGCCTGCTTGCTTGTATCAGCAGCAGACTTTACACCCATGCCAGTAGTTGGCCTGGAAACCTGTTTTTTAGCACCAACACTGACTTCTATTTTATTTGTTGCCATTACTATTCCGCATCATCAAGATTGAAAAATGTTTTTGCATTATTACTGATATCTATTTTATCATTATTTTCTGATTGATTCAATGTGATATTTTTATACTCTTCCATATATCTTTCACGCTTTTCTGAATCTATTATATTGCTGAATCTATTAATCTTTTCTTTCACAGAATTTACATAATTATATCTTTCATATAATTCATCCATTAATCTTGCTTTGATTTCTTTAGCTTTACTCTGTATGTATTCAAACTCAGAAATATTTTTTTGCCTGCATACAATAGATATTTTTTCTTTTGTCAGTCCTACATCTTCAGGCAATACAAATTCTTTATTTTTAATTTCATCGTATTGCTCCATAAATTCATCGTAATTTCTTAGAGCATCAGGGGAAAGTGCATTAGCTACAAAGTGAGCTAAATAAGCTATATTATAGTCAGTAAAATCTTCTTGTTTCTTTGCACCCGGTGGCCACCAATTGCCTTGAGACCACCGGATTAGAAAGGCTTCATGCGGATGGTTTTTCAGTGCGTCCTGACGGGCTTTTATGGCCAAATTTTCCTTGCTGTATTTTTTTTTCCAAATCCTCTTTATGTTTGAGGATTTCTTCAGCAAGTTCTCTTACTAGCCCATCATCAGGCATATTCAACGGGTTACTATCATATGACTCTTTATACCATCCAGGGCCATCTATTACACTTACAACAACATATGTAAGATTTTCTATTTCAACTAATTCGTCATATTTAATATTATGAAGTTCAAGGCCATTCAAAAGAATATGTCGTTGTTTCTTAAAATTGATTTTTTCAATATGCGTAATTGGTGGTCTAATTTTCCACTTGTCGCCACGGACTTTAATTTCTTTTTCTCTATCAGAATCGTCATACATCATGTCTCTATACAAAGACTTTTCATTTTCCATAAATTAGTAACCTGTTATTTATATTGTATTTAGAATATATTTTTTGAATTGCAAAGTCAAACAAAAAGGCCACCGGTTTTTTACTCCGATGGCCTTATAAAACTTAACCTTCGATCAAGATGCCAGAAACTGTGATTGCAGTTGTGGCAGTTGTCGCAATGGTAATATTGGATATTGTTCCATTTACCATGAAAAACGTTCCGTCTATACCATTAGTATTGGTATCATGCTTAAATGTTACGGTCCCGTTTCCAGTTACCCACAAAAAAGCAGCCTTCAATGGCCCTACTGGAGTCAAAGCAACTGTTCCATCACCAACAATTAATTCTTGTTCGATAATAGAATAGTTCTTAACGCCTGTGATTGTTGCCCATGAATCTTCAATAGCTTGCTGCCATTTATTGTCAGCAGTTGTTTCATCTTGAACAGAAAACAATCCAGAGGCAACTATTTGTTTAGGCATTTAGCCACCTCCTAATTACATTACAAACACTGAAGCAGCAACAGTCGCAACATCACTTGCAAAAGTTACAGCAGCATCAGTCCATGCAGTTGTTCCAGGATATAGACTTCCAGCTTTGTCCTGAGTAAGAACAATATAATAATCTGGAATTCTAGCAGTTCCAGAAGTATCTTTAAGAGTATGAGCCACAGACACCTCTGTTCCTGGAGTTGCATCGGTAGTTACAGACAAAATTTGTCCTTTTGTAATTCGATCAATTAGACCAGGAAAATCAGGATGCACATTCTGATTTTCTCCTAAGATTGCCGCTACAACTTGCTGGACTCTTTCAAGACTATGCTCTCTACCAGCAGATGGATGATTACTTCCCATTTAATTTATTCCTCCGAAAAATGTGTGAGTTGCTTACTCATTTACCTTTACATAATATCCAGTAACAGGACCGGCAGTAGCAACTCGGATTCCACCGTCAACTCGTAATGGGATGGCTGGATTAAATGGACTACCAGCAGGAGCAGTAAATAAGGGATCAGTATTATAATCCGTTACTACAGCACCAACAGCAGCATGTGTAATAAACACAATTACATTAGATGATCCATTAGAAATAAGCGACTCTCCAGCATTCAAAACAAAAGGATTATTTAATGCTTCTTGAATAAGATCATTAATTGTTTCTCTTTTTACTTTGAAGTTAGGAACACCATTTTTCTGAATTACTGCTTTTATTTCAGCCATATTAATTTACCACCATTACATATTGTGTCGTGAACCATAAGATCCACGACACAATAATTACAATTAAACTCCATTCATCCTTGGAAAAAACGGATGAAGCGAAGTAGCTTGACGACCAACAGGCATGTTTCTAATCATAGTAAAACGCCTTGGTTGATAATAAATAGGTGCATATGAAAAATTCACAAGTCCCTGGTCAAACGGTCCAGTTTTAGCCAGAGGATAGTTGTAAATTCCACCACCCAGAGAACGAATTCCGAAAGATCGGCCTTCACCACTGATAGAAAGGTCCAGAAGGGCCTTCACCACTGATAGAAAGGTCCAGAAGGAAAGCTGTAGTAGTTCCAGGGATTATAAAGTTATAATCATAGAAAGTTACAGCAGAAGTTGAGTTCGCAGCAACACGTCCAATAGCTACATAATCAGCAGCACCCTCAGTTGATTCACCGTATACAATATAGTATGTTGCCGGGTTAGGATCTCCAGCAGTAGGAGTGATAACCAGACTCATTCTTTGACCGGCTGCAATTGTGGTTGCAGCAGAAGTTTCAATTGCAGTTGATACACCAAAACGGTTACCAGCAGCAACTTTATACTTATATCCAGTTCCACCACCAGACGGGCGTAAATCAGTATCAGTCCACTTACTTGTCGCTGGAGCAGCATCAGCCACAGCCGATGGAACCACAGACAACGGAGCCAATGGAGCACGAGCAGCAACAGAAGTTACAGGGACATCGTTTTCATAGGCACTTGACAGAAACAGGTCAGGAATTGGAGTAATAGCACCGAACTGAGTATTAATCTTAGTTACGGAAGTTCCAAGCTGTGCGCTTCCATCAGGACCAAATCCATAATTCCAACGCTGACGGTTAGTAGTTGCAGACTCAGTAATAATTCTTCCAAGCTGGTTTAGACCACCAGTAGAAGAAAACAATTTCAGATCGCTTGTGCTACCATAGTTATCCAGGATAACTCCGGTAAGATCAGAGAATTGCTGCTGAGTAGGCAGTGAACCACGAAGGTCAAGGATGTGGTCAGTTGAACCCAGATCTACAATAGTTTTTTCGAATCCATCTACAGATTCAGTAACCATTGTGCTATCGCCTTTATACGCATTGAAGGTAAAAGTGTTTAGCAGTCTTTTTAGAGCAGCCTCTTTAGCTTCTGTTACGGCAGGGGAAAGAGTTTCAACTTGCTGTGCAACATCACCAGCTTTCCAAATTTGTCTCAGAAACTTAATATATGAGTGCTGACGCCTAAAATCAGGATCGGCCTCAGATGGATTCTCAAGCTGGCCTACCATACCGGTAGCCTGACCATAAGAAATACGCTGTGCATATTCCTCCACTGTGCTTCGAGCCTTTTCCATCATTGGTCGAAGCGTATTCCAGAGAACATAATGACTATCTCTAACCTGTAGGTTATTGATAATATTCTCAAGAGACTGCGGCTGAAGAGCACCAAGTGATTGAAGCGACGCAGAATCAGTAATGCCCTCCATTGCTTCAAGAGCTTTAGCAATATGGTCAAACTCTACCGAAGTAGGAGCACCCATAGAGCCAGTGCTTGACATAAAATCAAATGCTGACATTTATATTATTCCTCCATAGCTCTTTATTAAAGAGCCTTAATTAATTCCTCTGCCTTATGCATTAAGCGGGGAGGAAGTTTTTTTAGTTTATCATACTCAAAATGGTTAAGACCAGATACAAGAGTAGCTATTTCGCCAACTGTAGAATCTTTACTTTTTGCAAATTCAGAATTTGCTTTAGCAAAGAAATCATTTACAGCATTAAGAGCACCATGAGAAGCAACAAGTTCATCTACAGCTTTAGCAAATCTTGCTTCAGGAGTATTAACAACTTCTTCGCCTTCTACAGCACCAACAATGCCTCTTGCATCAGCAGGAGCAGTTTCGCCTTCTGCCTTAGAAATGCTTTCGTCACTGGCCTTAGAAACAGTCTTTTCTGATTCAACATGCTTTTTAACAAGCAGAGCAATTCCAGGAATCATCTTATTAACAACATCAACAGCTTTTTCAAGCTTGTCTTCAACGCTGGATAGACGATCTTCAAAGTTTGCAGAACTTTCACCGCTTGCTTTTGCCACTTCTTCTACAGCTTTAGCAATGTTGTTAAAAGGCTCAAAGATACCTTTAATATCAACACCGCTATTCATTGCAGACATTGCAGATTCAGCTTCTTCAATATTGCTTTCAATAGCAGAAGAAATAGAGGAGATTTCTTCACCTGCTTTAGTAACAGTTGAATCTTTTTTGCTCATATATTTCTTCATCATTTCAGGATACTTTTTTTTCATAGCATCCATTTCTTTCTCAAATTCCTCTTCGGACTTTTCGCCTTTATCCTTTTCTTCTCCAGCCTTGATTAGTCCTTCTTCAGAACTATAACCTGCTTCAACAGCAGCTTTTTCAAGACCTTCGATAACTCCAGAATAATCAAGATCAGTCTCAGTCTGAGGATTTGCAGTTGCTTGAGTATCGCTCATTTCAACCTCTTATCCTTTATTGTTTTTAGCTATTAAAGATTTAATAGCATTATCAAACTTCTTCATAAAAAGAACCGCTTTGTCTTTTCCCACTTCGGATTCAACAAAACTGTTAATAGAATTGCGATTGTTTTTGAGTTCACCCCTTCGGAGTCTTAACCCAATCAATCTTGACAATCCCCTCTCATCTACACCTTCAAGCGATTGTTTTCTGGTTGCGTCAAATCCTCCCATTTTAGAAGAATCTGTCTCACTACCAACTTCCAATGCTTTTGATATTAAAGAATAATTACCTTTATTGTGGTCCTTAATATCACTCATTAATTCATTAATAGAATTATAACATACAACATCCCCACATTCACACTCTCCATATACACCACGATCATTTTTAGCCTTAACCATTGATACAAGTGAGCCGGGAGACATTACGCGGTTACGGGGTGCAATGGCAATATGGTCAAGATCCATAGTTTTAATCATTCGGATCTTTCTGCCTGTTTTTTCGTCTGTGCTTTCTTCAGACTCTAATACACTTCCACCAATAGAAGCCTGTAGTGCTGGAACATTTGCAAGTAAGTGCGGTGAAATGAAACGTTTAACAGCCTCATTGCTTTTAGTAATATATCCATAGAATACAGGGACATCCCTTCCGTCCTGTTTTTCCCATTTGAATTCAGTTGGAGCACCTATAATGGATGAATATTTCTCATCGTCTGTTAAACCTTTGCGGGACTTATGAAACCAATCGATAACGCCACGTTTTAAGAAATTGTTTGCAGCTTTATCAAATGCTTCTTTGGTTAGAATATCATCTTCTCGGTCATTCATCATTGAATGAGCAACAAGCCTGACCTTTATTCTGCCATCATCGTCTTGTGCTTTTTCGAGTTGAACAGAGACATCATCAAAAAGAAAATTCGCCATTGAAAGAGTTCCTTTGTTTCTCTATAGCGGGCTTTCAATGTATCCCTTTTGTGAGAAGTGTATATAATCATAAATAAAATATCTTATATAAAAAATTCTATCACACATTAAACAGGTTTGTCAACTGCCTCTAATATGGACCCTTCATAATTCCCAAAATCATAAATCTTTTTTAAGCTTAATGCCTTATTGCATGATTTGCATATAATTAAAACATTATCATTTCTTATCATAATAGTTTTTGGCTTCGGCAATACCACAGTTCTTTTGTGGCGTCTTGCAATAACAACATTGCAATTAGGACATCTATATTCCTGATCTATTGCATGTAATTTTATATAACCATCAGAATAAACTTCAAATTCATTCTCAATCTTTATATTTTTTTCTTCCATCGGTATTGATTATAGCCCAAATACTTTGAATTGTCTAAATATCATTTTTTCTTTTGCTCCTTTTCTTTTTGTCTGTATTCTTTCTCTTTTTTCTTTGCAAGCTTATCCTTTTCCTGTTTCTGCTTCACTTGTTCTTCATATTGCTTTTGCTCTCTTCCAACTTCCTCAATATCCTGGCCTACTTTTTCACCGGCAGTTCCTTTTATAGAATCGAACAAAATATCAATAACTTTTTTCAGGAATGTTTTTGTAGGATCAGCCATTGATTTTTCGGCTTCCTCTTTTGATATTCCTTCTTTCTGAATCTTTTCTTTTGTATCTTTTAGGCCACCCATAAGATCGCCCATTGCTTCTTTAGTCTCATCTTGTGGAGACTTAGATTCTGTTTTGCCGTTCTTATCTTTTGCAGGATTTTCTTTCTTTTCGGGTTTACCAGAATCAGAAACAGGAACAATTTTATCTTGTGCTAATTTCTTAACTTTTTGCCCCGATGGCTGTGTCCATGTTTCACCAATCTCTCTACGTTTAGCTTTTATTAATTCGCTTATAATTTGAAGTTCCTCATCAATCAATCCTTCTGCTTTGAAGTATTCATGAGGATTAAATCTAATTCTTTTAGCTTCCATCCAGGCAAGCTTTTCACCCTGCTTTTTAACATTATAAACAGTCTGTATTGATACACCTACCTGCTTTGCTACTTCGGGAGGATCTTTATATTCTGCTTTAAGCAACCACCAAACCTTTTTGGCCTTGGCTTGATCGGCCCCTTTTATTTTTCTCGCTACTCCATCAAGTATTTTTAATGATGAATCAAGAACATATTCGCGAATTAATCTTTCTTCCGGTGATTCATAAGTGGATTCTATTGTATCCATTAAAGTGCCGGAATCTTCATCTTTCTGAAAATCAAGACTGACAGCAGTATTATAAACTCTTCCGCCTTTACGCTTTTGTTCTAATGCAAGATTTCTGTATATCCCACCAACATAAGATGGAAATTGTTTTGCTTCTAAATGTGCAGGAAATTTACCTTTATCATAAATCTCGCCCATACGCAAGCCAACATCTTTCAATAAATCAGTTCCATCTTGCGACTTATAGTTTTCCTTCCATGTCAAATACTTTCTTCCAATCTTCGGAGCAATCTTATTGACATACTCATCACTCCACATTACACGATTGATATAATCTTGCATTGCACCAGGAGCACCTGATTTAATGTTGGCCCACTCTTGAACAGACGGTAAATGTTTCTTATACCATTCTGTGTTTGGTTCATCTCCATGATCCGGCCTTTCTACTTTATCTTCATTTTTCTTTTTATAATAACGATACCGCCATTTACCATCCGGCCCCATCCATTTTTCTTCATATTTAGTAGGGCCGCCTTTTGCTTTTAATATAGCTTCGCCTAAAAACATAAACGGATTAAGTGCTTTACTTACATTTTTACTCTTCTTATATCCGCCACCCATTGATTGGTAAATATGACTGATTAAGGCCCAATTTTTAGATTTACCCTGTTCGGCAGCTTTCTTTTTGGCCTTTCCCCATAATGCGGGATGAGTTATTATTTCTTCACCGGATTTAGTAGTTGGCATTTATTTGACCTTATTCATTATCAATTGTCCGAGAGCAATAAACGGATTGTCAGCTTTACTCATTTTCTTCTTTTGGCGTGTGCGATATTTGCCACCCATCTTTTGATAGATATGATTTATTAAAGCCCATTCATCGTCTGGCTTTTGTTTTTTAGCTTCTTTTTTTGCTCTTGCAAGAATGTCTTGATCTGCATATTGATCTGGGTCATACATTTTTCCCATTTATGATACCGCCTTTATGACTTCCGGTGCTTGTGCCGGTTTATTATGATTGCTTTTATTAATCCACTGCCTGAACTGATCGATTGTCATCGGCTCAATTGAAAGAATATTTTCTTCCCATCCATCATCATAATTAGACAAATATCCATCTACAGCATCATCCATGACACTGAATCCCACCATTACTTTATGTTCATCAAATGAATCTTTGCCTTTTTTTGATTGATTTATAATATAAACAATTTCTGATTCTGGATCGGGACCGATAAAAACATCTATATGATCGCCATCATTTCCAGTTGTTCCTTTGATGTATCCATAATCTAATGTGATCTTATTTGACCATTTATTTCCATCGGCATCCATCCCGCTTCGGATAGATCCTTTTTTATTCTCAATGGCTATATTAAATCCATGAATCTTTACATGGTCTTTCTTGTAGTTACCGGCTTCTTTTTGTGCTTCGGTTGGTTGTTTTGATTTTAATATTAGATTTGATAAATGGACAAATTCATTCATGGTTAATCAATGATAACACAAAACAAGGATCGTTTCAAATCACCACGAATCATTAACTGGAATTTCACTGGCTTCACTCTCAATGCTTTCGTCAACTTTATTGACTTCAATCAGCTTATTGAAATCCTCTTTTAGCATCTTGATAATATTCCCGACTTCTTCATTATCTTCGATTGGCCAGAATGGATTAATGTCTACCCTATCATAACTATCAATCCATAGTTCTCCAGTAATGGAATTAAACACCCTTAATGAATATGCGTCTTGTCCTTTAAGCTTTCCGAGGATAATAGCTGGAAGCGTGAATTGTCCGGCATATACTATTTTACCAGGCGTCAATTCATCTACTGTCATTTCTCTGGTAGGATCAAATGAATCTAATTCTTTGTCGGTCATCATTCTCATGATTAATAAATCCTTGCATGTGTATCTTTAAGTATTGCTAAAACTTCCATTTCCCATCTTGATCGCTGAGTCTTTTTCTCTTTCCCTAATTTTTTTTCCACGGGATACGATGATATTTCTCAATTGATCGTCTGACATATTCTTGACAATTTTTTCAAACTTAGATGGATCTTTTGCAAGATTAAATATGGAATATAATTCTTCTTTTTGTTTTTGCGGCATATTGGAAGGATCACTAGTATATTCGTATTTATAATTTCCAGGGGTTCCAGTTCGTTTGATGTATTTAGCCTTTAATATCTCATCGTAAAAATCATAAACTTCTTGCGAGTTATTTATGTCCATAAATTGAATTATAACATATGGAAAAGGCAAAAGAAAACCCGGCACATTGTCCGGGTTCATCATGGTTGAATATAATAAATGTTATCCTGCTTGCATCTTTTTTTCTGCTTTGATTCTTGCTTCATTAATCTCTCTGATTCTATTCCCTCCACCTACTCCAAGCTCAATTTGACGATTAAATTCTGCCACAGTCTCAGAAAGTTTCTGAAGCATTTCAAGACGTTGCTCTTTACGTTCTTTTTCAATCCTTGCTTCAATCCATTCAAGTCGATCAAGAGCGATTGATCTAACATCCTGCCTGTGTTCTCTTGCCCTGAATCCTTCTTTCAAATCATTCTTAACAGAATAGGAAATCAGGCTTGAAATCCTTTCTGATTAAGTTTGTGTATTTGCATCCCTGATTGAGGCTCTCATCTTTTTAAGAAACTCTACAATCATTGTGCCGTCATATTTCATATTCAATCCGAATTTAACTTTCATTTTCTCATTCTCCGTTTTTGTTTTTAATCCCTTAATTGTCTTGATAAGTCCACCACAATAACAATGATGGACAAATCGAGACAATTAAGCATACAGCATAATAAGCACTTGGCTATTCAAATATTTTACAGCCTTTCTATGAAAAGCTTCTTTGCTTGCTGCGTTTCTTTTTCTTTCTGCCCATTCAGCAGTGTTTTTCATGTTTTCTTTCTTGTTTATCTTCATTCTCATTTCCTTTATATTTTATAGACAGCTTATTAACTATCTTATAATAGCCACCATATATTTCAATGATGACTATGAAAGAGAGTTAAACTGCAATTATTCTTACAGCTTCTTTTGCTTCGTCTCCTGATAATTCAAGAAAAGAAACGCTATCGTTTACATCAAATTGCTTGCTTTTCTTGAGGTAATTTAATTCGTCACCATCAATGTAAACAGAAACTATTTGTTCCAAATCTGCCCTTGGTATTCTCATTGATACAGGAAGTAACCAATGTGTATCTTTAATCTCGTTATTTTCTTTGTAATAAATTATCATCGTCCTTTCTCCTTTCATTCAAATACTTATCTATATTAAAAATAAGTGCATATTGTCCAGCTTATTTCATCTGAACGTATGAATCGGCTTTTCCGATTAAAGCATTCACCGATAATCCCCGGTGAACCAGGTATTGAACTATCCGGTTTTTCCTAATAGTTCAAATTTCAATTGCTCCGGGCCAGGGAGCGTGACGTCACTTAGTTTGTGATATATGCTTGGTTTAGCTTTCCACTATCCTGCATTATTGTTTTACAGGATTTCGACCGGTTGCTATACGGTTCTCATCAGGTGGATGTTCTTATTTATTTTTTAATATTTCATCAATTGACAAAATTGAATCTTGAAAATATGAAACATATCTTTCTTTTACCCAAAAAGTTAATTCATAAAAATCATTTTTCTTTGTTGATTTAACCATTGGTTGTCCAGCAATTGCCAAAAATTCTTTTGTTGATTTTACTGTGATTGTTGTTCTCATTTTCTATTCCCTCTCAATGTTTATATTTATAAGTGTCGGCACATCAAAAAAATTAAAACACTTTTTTTATAAAAACGAAAAAAAATTACTTTTTTATTGACACATTTTTGCCGTCTATTTAACTATAAAAACACAAACAAGAAAGGAAGAAAAACAAATGTATTCACAATCAGACATTGAAGAAATATTACTAGTAAAAGAATTAAATGAGAAAAAGCAAAGACACGCTTTTAGTATTGCAAGCATGATGAAAAGAAAAAGAGAATCTATAATGCAAAACAAGCAAAAAGATTTTGACCTGTATAGAATTAATGCAAAAACTGGAGAGAAAGAAAGTATCCCCGTCCTTAAATAAGACGGGGATTTTATTAATTAACCTGATACATAAATACCGGATGCCATACGCTTGAATTCAAAGTTTATTGATTTCTCAAGCATACCGACAGCCGGGTTTGTGTATTGTCCGCTTGATGGCTTACCATCAATCAAAGTCAGAACAACAACACTCGAATCAATATCCATCCATGTAAAAGATGTATATCCACCGTAGTTAATATTGTTTGTAGAATCTGTTTGCCATCCCGTTTCTTGAATGGCTCCCGGATCATTTTCAGCAACAATCATCATTGTTCCCAATGAAGCTCTTACCTGCAAATCAGTTGACTTTAATGCAATGGCTCCGTGAAAACCAATCGCATTAAGTCTCTGGATTGCGTTATCATAATCTACTGTAAAGTTTGTTCCATACGCTATGATGCGACCTTCCTGCAAGATGGTCACATCCTGACCGGCGCGTTGTGGATCGTCGGCCACCGTAGGATATGCGTCTCTAATACTCATTAGTCATAACCTCCGATTTATGCCACATTACTAAATGTGGTTTCTCCAGATCCAGCCGGTCGATATTTATGTTGACCTATAACATAAACCAGTGGTAATGGAATATTTCCTTTGAACCAGTAATACAATGCATCACCATCAAAGCTAAAAACAATACTGTTAGCATCAAATGCAGGATCGCCATTAAGTCCAGCGGCAAGAACTTTCTCTTTAACAAGCGAAGGAAAGTAATTTGATACAAGATCATTAATAAACTCATTGACAATCGGATCGCTTCCAGATTCAACAATATTTGAAATCCTATCAGTCAAATATCTTTCTGTCTTATTATCAATATAATCAGCAGTAGATACACCAGAAGGATAATGCAAGATTTTAGATTTAGTAACATCCTGCAATGTTGTCGGATTGTGCATTACTTTGTAAATGCTTCGATCTCTCGTAAACATTGTTGCGCCAATAGCAAGCAATCCATCAATTTCCGTATCAGTATAAACTGGTTTCAATTCAAGCACATTTATTTCTTTTAGAATTGGATGTGCTCCAACTCCACCAGACCCAAAACGAATACCGGCTGGCAATGCAGCACCCATAAAAGGAGCATACTCAGTAATCACATTATTATTAAACGGGTCACGTCTCTTAAAGTGAGTAACTGCATATTCAGCCCTTGCACTATTTAGAGATTTTATTCCTGTTTTCATGTCAGTTACAGTATCAGCATAAGCCGCACCGGTTCCCATTGTTCGCCGTCTCTTAACTCCAAATTTAGAGTTATCATCACAGTGAGTCTTGAACAATGCCTGAATAGACTGGTCACCTGTAGCAACAAGGATATGATTAATCTGCAAACCAGTCTGGCTTGTAAGATTTGTCAAATATGTTGCAGCACCCTGCCATTCTGTAGTCGTTGCCGTTCCATCACTTCCGCCTGTAAAATTGTTATAAGTGGAAAGAAGACCAACAGGAATATATGTTGCTCCAGCAGACAATGCAGCAGTAACTTCACCACCGCTTTCAAGATTAAACCAGTCAATCAATGCAGCAGTATGAGCCGTAACTGTTACAGCAGCAGTTTTAATATCAACGGCTGTAACAACATCCATTACAGTTACATCTCTATCAGGCCTTTCATTCAATGTCACAGTATAGTATGGACTACTATTAATATAATCCACTAATTGTTCAATTGTTGTAATTCCAAGTGAAGCAAAAGTAATCGCAAGGTCTTCAGTAGGGTCTGTGCAAGTAGTTGTCAAAGTTGTTGACGTAATACTCATTGTGCAGGTTGCAGAAGTGCCTACATGCTGAATAGAAAAATACTCATATCCAACATCATCTTTTGTTAAAAGATTATTCCCTTCAAGTCTTAAAGTAGGTTTATATCCATAATTCGTTCCCGCTTCAATTTTAAGATTAGGGAAAAGATTTGTATAATTACCAAACCTTGAAGTAGTAAGACCAACAATATCTACAAGACCAGTTGCATTATCTAATAGCGTAATTGTTCCTTGAGTTGAAGGATTTACACCAACAAAAAATACTCTTTGAGGCAATGGCAATGCATCAGCAGGTGAAGCATCCATATACATGTATGCCATTTGAGCACCATCACCACCTTTCAATGTATCAACTAAAACACTTTTATCTGTAAATACATTTAATCTATCTTCTATACTATCAGTTGTAGCATTATATGGGACGCCACCTTTGGAGAGACCGACGACAACCACATTTGTTGTCGCTACACCCGTCCCTGCTCCGGTTGGTGGAAAAGATGATTCAACATATCCACCAGGTTTATATACCAGCTTCCCATTTACGTTTTTAGCTGGAACTGCCATAAGTTATAATTCCTCCGATCGGTTCTAAGTAGCTACTTTTCGACAATTTCATTTGTCGTTATCATCATTAAATTTACGTTCGATAAATTTTTCGTATTCTTTGATCCATTCATCATTAGAATCAAAGCGATAAATTTTTTTCTTATTGCAATAAGTTCTAAATGCCTGATCCATCCCAATACCGGCTTTTCTTACTCGTGTATCGGATGCGATAAAATCATCTACTGTTATAAATGCACGTTTTTTTCTTTTGGCAGGTTCAGACTTTTCTTCTTTTTTAATATCTATAGATTCTTCTATAATCTTTAATGCTTCTTCTGCCGGGACTGTTTCGTTTTCATTATCTTTTCTTGCCATTATTGCCTAACTCCGCTTAGTTCATCTCTTGTTCTTGAATCATAGCTTTCTTCATAAAATGCTTTGTATTCATTATCACTGCTAACAGGCAACCATGATTGTCCAACGGTTCCAGCCTGGTCATATACTGTAATTGTCCAATAATAATTGGTAAAAGTCAAATTTTTCTCAATTCCGAACAGTGGCCGACCATATGTAAAATTGGTATGACCCCACTCTTCGGATATATTAAAGTTTCTTAACTTTGGACCGGCTATTTCTCCAAGATCCTGAAGTATCCCGTCTGTAAAATCTGCCAGTAAATTTGCATCTTCCTCTTCTTCATGAGTCCATATTTGAACCTTAACGCTTTCTTCTTTCCATTTACCTTTGATCTCTGCTTTCAATGATCCTAACTGAGTAATTCTAGTTTGCATTTTATCAATCTGGCCATCAGTTAAAATCATATACTCTTCACGTTTTCCAATCGGCAAATCAGCACGAATTTTATCTATGAACTCTTGATCTATTGATATAGTCTTTCGGTATCCATAAGCATAAGTTTGTGACGGTGTATATCTTTTAGAACTTTGCCAGATAGATATTGCTGGAAAGTATCCTTGTATTTGATCGAAGTTCTGGACCGGCTCACTCAATGGCATTAATCCTATCACACGCGGCTGTCTATTACTCATGTGGAAGCTTGAATAATCTGGATTATTTTCTTCTCTCTCATAATAAAATCCGCCGTAATCTCTCAGCACTAACTCTTCTCTAAAAAAGACACGTATATCTTGCGGTGTTCTTGCGTTGTATCCATTGAATTTTAGTAAAACATCACCAGTTGCAAACATATTATTTCTCCAATGCTTTTTTGAATCTTTCCAAATAAGCTACTGCAATGTTATCCATTACATCATTAATAATTGATTTTGTATAATCTTCCATTCCAGCAAATACAGGAGTAGCCGGTTTACCCGGATGCAACCAACCTTTGCTATCAGGAGTAACAACACGAAATGTAAAATATCCACCACCTGTTTTAGTCAATCCTGTAAGTATAGATCCTTTATGCCTTACTTCTCTCGGTATAAATCTTTGAGCCATTGATTCAGTAATTGGAACACGGTTTTTAACCATCTTATAAATTTCTGATGGCATTACCTTTGAGAATGCAGCGGTTTTCTTTCCAGTATTTTTTGTTGATAATGTTCTCCATCTAAATGGAACAATAGCATAAGGTCTGCCTGTTAATGTGGAGTATTTTACTTTTCTTCCAGACAGTAAACCAGCTTTAATGTCAAAGGCTTTAACTCCATTCTCCATCATCTCTACAAATTTATAGCTTTCACTTGCCTCATTTGTATATACTGTGGCAGAATCACCCAAAGATTTAGCCATATCAACAGTTATTGTGGAAGCATACTTTTCTCCCCAGGGTGAAGCGTTCTGTGCCCGTGATGACCACTCAGAAGCAATCATTCCAGCGATCCCATTTACAACACCATGAACATCCATTGTGATTTCTTTATATATCTGAGGAACGACATCATGTGCAAGCTCTACAGACTCAAAAAACATTCTTGTCTGATCGTCCTCTAAAACATCAAATACATCTAAAGAAATTATCATGCTATTTTATTATAAGATTTTCCAGGACTTTATTAAAGCCTGTAACATATGCAGAAAGACCGGCAATAGCAATACCAATAACTAAAGATATAGAAGTAACAATTACTGTTATCTTCTCAGTTTTCTTTAATTTCTGATCTTTACTAATTGATCCCAATATTAATTGAATAGAATCTTTTATAGTCTTTATTTCATTTATTGTCTGATTTGTATAAACATCCAATCTATCTTTTAATGTTTCCGATGAATCCAGATAAGCAGACAATAGATTTGCAAGCTTATCCAATATAAAAGAAATTTGATTTGATAAATCCCTCATGTCAGAAACAAGATTCCATATTTTGGCCATCATCATTTCATGATATTTCGATTGATCTTCTACCTTATCAATAATATATTTTGTTTTATCATTTATTGAGTCAGTAGAAACTTTCAGTGAATTATTTTCCGATACAACACTATGAACCGCATGTATTGTATCTCTTTCACTTGATAATAATTCAAACAATTGATTTGCTATTATATTCTGATTGTTTTTTATGTTGCTCAGTTCATCTTGAATATCATTAAATTTTCTTCTTATATATTCTGAACTAACTTTTTCTGACATTTGAGAGAATCGCTTTATATAATCGTTTTTTCATCGTTACGCAATGTTTCCAATGAATTATAATCATTTTTACTATCTTTTTCAACTTCTTGTATTAGTTGTTTTCTACTTATCTTCAAAACATTTGAATAGACTGTATTTATACAAAGCATATTCTCTATTGTCTTATTTGTTCTATAAAATTTATTCTTTTCTAATTCTGCAAGCCAGATATATTTCCCGTTAAAATGAACATGGACTCCGGGGATTAATTCACTTTCATAGCTTTCTAATATTTCTTGAATATTTTCATTCGGCTGTGTTTCAATAAATTTAATTTGATCCATAAGGCGTGAGTATATATCACCCGCTTCCTTCTTATCAATTAAATTGTATCCCCGGCTTGCCATCACAATTCCATTTTATACTTTTTTAACAGTAATTTCAACCGCACTTTTCTTCAAGGTATTCGTCATACTCATGAAGTTCTACACCTTGCGCTCCATGATCCGCCATCGCATTACCGCCGAGAATATTAGCACGATCAAAGATTTCTCTAAATAGGGAAAGCTCTTCTGTTTGTTCTTTATTGAACCAGTCCAGAAAGTCCCGCGTATTGTATTGTCTTTTGCGGTCTGCCAGTTCTGAAAGATCAAGGATACTTTGAGTTACTGCATGTTCATGAGTAAGTGATTGTGATACTGCGTCATAAATACTTTTGAAATCATTGGGGGGCAATTGACCGGGATTAACCATCGGGTTTGCATTCATATCATTCATGAACTCAATGATTTTGTGCATGTGGACAAGTTCTTCTTCTGATTGCTTTTTGAAAAACTTATATCCGCCAACAAGCGATCTTTTTGAACACCAATTGGCCATACTCAAATATAGAAAGGATGAATACGCTTCGTTCTTGATTTGTTCGTTTAATGCTCGCTCTAATTCAGGATCAAGTGTGACTTCTTTCATGTGATATAATAACCTCTTGAAAGCTATTATACCACATTATCGAAAATTTTGTATAACTGTTTTAATGATCATTTAAGAACGAGAAACTATGGAAAAAATATAATTTACGATACTTTTTCTTATTTTTTTAATAAATCTTTCCCTTAATCCACAAAATTTATAATATGTCCCAATATATTTTTTATCAATAATTTTCAAATAGTACATTAATCCAAAAACATGAGCAGGTTCTTTTTTGGAATTAATAACAATGATTATAGTGTCAGCAAAATTCAGTGGAATAATTCCAGCTATAGCCATCAATATATGGTTTCTAATATTTTTCATTTTAGTATCTATTCTCCTTTATCAATCTTTTCCGGCTTCACATACTGCTTCCCATCAATCACAATAGGAACACCCGCTTCAACCAATTTATTAAATACAGGCATTGATTCCATAAAGGTTACATCCTGACCGGCCAATACAGATTTAATAATTGTTTCTACTTCTTTGCGTGTAAATGTTATTGTAAATTCGTTCATAATTCATCCTTAAAAGCTAATATCCGAATCGTCAAGATTTGCCCCATTATGCCATTCATCAAATCTGTAAATCTCAGGACGATAACTTAACTTAATAGATCCAGTCGGCCCCTGTCTATGCTTTGCTATAATCAATTCCATCAATCGTCTTTTTGTTGTAATGTCTGACTCTTCATCCTCAAACTTATTATGATTGTGTAAAAATAATACTATATCTGCATCCTGTTCAAGCGCTCCAGATTCTTTCAGGTCTGATAATTGAGGACGCGCATTAGATCCTGTCTTTCTTTGCTCGACCGATCTATTCATTTGAGCTAATACAACAATAGGAACGTTCAAATCTTTTGCAAGTGTTTTTATTCGTCTTGAAATCTCTGATACTTCCTCATTCCTGCCCCGACGCTTTGAATCTGGTTCTGACAATAACTGAATATAATCAACGACAATCAATCCTAATTCTTTTCCGCTTGACTCCAATTCAAGTTTATATTTCCTTGCGCTTGTCATCAAATCCCATATAGTCATATTGCACTTATCTGTAATAGACATATTTGCTTTTGATATTTGTTTCATCACATTCAGAAATATATTCTTTTTGCTTTGCGAGACATATCCTCTTTTTAACTGACTGCTATTATATCTTAATTCAGAACATAACGATCTTTCTAATACTTCATCCCGTGTCATTTCAAGAGAGAATAGAGCGACATATTTATCACTTCGCATTGAAACAACATTGGCGATATTCATTGCAAAGGTTGTTTTACCTGTTCCTGGTCTACCGGCAACAATTATCATTTGTCCACCACGGAAACCGCTTGTAATATTATCAAATGACTTATACCCACTTGATATACCGGCAAGCTCTCCCTTTCTTGTTAAGAGATTTTCAATATGTGGTGTAAATGATTCAGCTACAATTTTAGAAACTGATCTTAAATCGTTTGAATTTTCAGTATTACTATATGATTTAAGGATTTGCTCTACAACTGCATTTGAGAAAGAACTAAAATCAGGATATTTATCTCTCCATTTACCTGTATGTGCTGATTGTTGAGCGCGACTTAATATATTGCTGACATCTAATTCTGAATATAACTGAACTAACTCTTTTGCTGTCTTAATAGCATAAGCCGGAACTGTAATTTCTTCCTGCGTTTCAAGCAAGTAAATCTGAGGGTTACCAATCTCTTTTACTCTATCAGCATGACACGATATTTTTCCAATTACAGCAAGATCAGTAATTTCTTTTACGTCTTTATTGCATTCCTGAAATACTTCATGTATAGCCTGCCATACAATAGAAGTCTTTATGCCGGTCATCTTTCTACCAGCTATAATCCTATCTACTCTTAGAAATACTTCGGGATTGATTAATACTGAACCAATGATTGATTCTTCTAATCGGTTGATATGGTTTTTGTCGATCATATATGCTCGGTATAAAACCGCCTGCAATTACAGGCGGTATTTTTGCAATTACTTAATATTAATGAATGGCACTGTAGATCCAGGGATCATAGATGTAGGAAGTTGACCATTCCATTTTTCAGCATAGATTCTTTGAACTTTTAGTCTCTCCCATTCAATATTTTTCTCGGACAAACTCTGATTTCGGAGCCTTAAAGATTCTGCTTCACCACGTGCTTCAGCAATTTTCTTGTCTGCTTCAGCTCTTGCTTCAGCCACTTCGTTTTCTCTTTGTTGCGCTTTTTGCGTTGCTTGAACCTTAGCATTAAGTGCGTTTGTTACTGCTTCCGGCAATCTTAGATCTCCAATCCAATAAAGTTTGTCAACAATAATGCCAAATTCAGAAACCTGCCTTGATACGTCTGCTTGAACCTTTTCAATAAGATCAGCTTTCCCAGCACCATATACTGATTCAATTTCATAATTTCCAGCAATTTTATTAATTGAATCTCTAACATAGTTGCGTAAATAAATGTCAGTTATTTCATCAGTCCCTTTTCTAAATTTTTCAAACAAAGCAGATACTTTTGTTGGATCAATATGATACGAAATTCCAACATCAGCTGAAACTTTCATACCCTCTTTTGTCTGAAAAGAAATTGACTCATCATTTTCAGAACCTTCAGTTACGCTTGCAGTCCATACATAGTTTTGTTGAAATGTTGGAAATAAATATAGCTCTTCATTCATTCCTATATAATATCTTCCAACTCCAAGCTCTTCATGATCAACACCTTTTGATGTCCCAAGAAGATACACTTTAACACCAACATTGCCAGCTGGAACTTTCGAACATGATGCAATTACAAAAAGCATCACAAATAGAATACCAATCTTTTTAACCATTATTATTCTCCTGTTTTTCAGAATTTGAAATCTTTTTTATAAGATATCTACCGATTTCAATAGTAGACCAGATATCTGCAATTGCAATTAATATCCCGATAAAAACAAGATCGCTATGTTTATCAGATATCATAAAAGGCAATGCAAAACCAAATAAATATATATTAAACAATATTGTAATTATTAGTAATACAATATATATTCTTTTCATATTTATTAATCCTCCAAATTATTTCTGTTATTCTTTACTCTGCAATTTCCCGATCAATTCAATGTAATTAGCTGACCGTTCAACATATTCTTTTGCTCTATCTTTACCCATTACTTCAATAGCAATGTAATGATATAAGAATCTTAAAACAAGATTTGTCATTAACTTATTTTTGTCAATCACATTATCAACTTTGCATTCATTAATAAAATCCTCTGCCTCTTGACGGGATACTACAAACGCCGCCTGTGCTTTATGTTCATCGCTTATATTCATATGCTTATCTGATATTTCTTTATCTCTTGATCTTGATGCTTTCATTATTATTCCCTATTATTTTCCAAACTTTTTCATCAACCTATCAAAAATAACAATATATACATAAAGACCAGACATGAATCCAGCAAATGAGAAAAACATCCACAATCCAATAATATTGTCTATTGTAATGTGATTTGCCCCGAACATATTTAGCTTGAATTGAATAGTATATGAAATCACAAATCCAATTCCAGTAAATACGGCCAATGTAAAAAACAATAAAAATCTTTCCATAAATTTACTCCTCTTCATCATCAAAATTAAACAGATTGATTTGCTTAATTGAATTAATACTAATTTTATTAATAGAAGAAATCTCTTCCTTAATTTTTCTTTTCAACAATTCTATCTTCTTTTCTTTATTGATAGGATTATATGTTAATCTTACTGTTTCTCCATTATCAACAGGGACAATTAAATTAACATCTCTCATTAAAACAATCATCTTTTTGAATAATGCAATCTTTAAGCTATCGTTTGCATATTCTGGAAATCTTTCCCACAACATAGTAGTAGTAGGCCAATAATCATATTCATTTTTTATAGAGACAATAGTTGAAGCAATACGTTTATACATGCATTAGGATTATACATATATATGTTTAGTGTTCAACAACTTTTTTTATTTTAGAGATATTTTTATTGACATAGGTTCTATCTTTTTATTTATGACTTCTATTTTTTCAGATAACAATAAAGCAAGAATATCTTTTGCCTCTTCTATATTACCGGCTTCAACTGTATACTCTTCTTTTTCTCCAGTAAACGTGAATAAATATTTATCAACGAAAGAAAAATAACCGGGCAATATCTTATTAAGTATTTTCTTAATCTTTTCATTTTCTGAATATGTTACTTCATAAGGAGTCCCTTCTTTAGCAGATCGGTCAACATATCCCTGATAATAAACTTCTTTGAAAAGAATATATATAAATCGCATCCTCTTTTCTCTTACCGGCTTATTTTCTACTTCATTGCTATTGTTGTCCATATTGATCTTTTACCTTTTCGCTTACTTCGGAAATTTCGTCTTTATGTTCTTCAGCCATATATTGAATAATGTTTGAGGCGGCTACTGCTGTAGTTGATCCTATTTCCTCAGATAATTCATTAGACCATATCTTTGCAATTAGAGGACCGTATTTTTCATGATTAAATAATTCATTCATATTCTTAAAGTCTTCATCGCTTAAAATGCTTCGATGAGCTTTCTTTAATGCACTGTGAAATTCAGCTTTCATATAATCAGTATCTTTATCTGTTATTTTAAGCCCCATTTTGCTGTATTCATTTGCAAATCCACGAGTGAATACTTCCGATGCATTCAAGATTTGTTGTTGATTCATTGCTGTTTCAAATTCTGTTTCTGCGCTCATACTATTTCCTATTTGACTTAATTTTATCTATCATGCTATTTGCAACTAAATCGAATTGATCGTTATTTAATCCAATAAAATTCCAATCTTTAATTATTTCTTTTCTCTCGTCTTTACTTAGGTTTATATTTTTGTAATTAAGATATATATTTAGATACTTACTAAAATTCATTTTGTTGTATTTTTTAATTATTTTTTTTGCTTCCAGTAATTCTTTCATAATTAATCTTTATCTTGTTTTTTCAAAATACCATCAAAAGAATTTTGTATCCATTCAATATTTTCATCACTATATTTTTCTATTATGAAAGCACCTTGTGAATCTTCATGAGAGATAGATAATCCATGTTTTTTTGAAATTTCAATAACATCATACAAAAAATCGTCCACTTTTTTATTCTCTTTATATCCTTTATCCATATAATTCCATCTTTTCATTTTTGCACATCCTCACTTACTATAATTATTCTCTTCATCCGATTCTTTTAACTTCATATCATCTTTACATACCGGGCATGGTATTGTATAGGAATCTTTAATAAAAGATTGATAATCATCATTATCTTTGCCATATATATCAATTACATTTTCTATCTTCTTTATCTTTTGCCCGTCTTTCATTTCGAACATATCTATCCAGAATAATCCATCACAATTTTTGCATTCAGGATTACCGGTCCACTTAACTCCACGGGTGTCTTCCATCATTGTTCTTTTCCATCCGTCATCTTAAGAGACTTCCCTGCAAACAACATGTCAAGCCTTTTTCGTAACCAGTTGTCTTTATCTTTTATGACTTCTGCAAAATGATTTTCTGATTCCATAACTATATGAACCTTTGTTTCCAGTCTATATAATCTATCAATAAATTCTTTATACATTTGTCTCTGATATATTGCCGGTCTGCTATTTTCCCAGAATAAAGAAAAATTGTCTGGCTCGAAACAATCGCCAATAAATATAATAGATACAGTTTCAAGCTTGTTGAAAAATGTTTCTGCATTTCTATTGTTAGACAATACATTATGTATCAACCATCTTTCTGAGACTGAAATAATTTGATCGTCTCTCCCTTTATAGCTATCTATAAAGAAATTCTGTAAAGCAAGAGAGATTGTAGTTTTACCTGTTCCACCATACAAAAACATTGAAGTAGGATTATTGAAGTCATTTGTTTGTCTCTTTACCCATTCATAAGCTTTAAGATTGACCCGCTTTACATCTTCAAATGTAACCACTTTACCTTTAATCAATCTTTTCTTTGATTGTATTTCATGAGCGCGTTCCGTAGTTATAACATCTTTTGCTTTGTTTTCATCGGGAACAACTTTCAATCCATCGATGTTAAAATTAGAAAAAAATTCCTGTTCTTTGTTGTCCATTTATTCATCTTCTTCAATATCTATTATGTTACTAAATATCTTGCTTGCCGCATGAGTAATATTTTCTTGCGCTCTTTCAAGCTTATCAATATCATCACCAAACGCGTCAACAAGAACATTCTGCAATTCAGCAAAAAATGCAGACATCTTTTCAAGAGAAACAGAATTAGATTTAACATAATCCTTACTCTTAACAAGAGATCCGATCTTATCAAATATTGGCATGTATCTGTCAATATTTTCTTTCGATCCAAATACTTCTGTAACATTGGCAATCATGAATTTCAACCAATGCGAAATATTCACGTCATCCATATTACCGTTCAAGTCTACATTTATAAATGAATTAAATTTGTCGTCAAGTCGTTTTTTAGCAGGATCATCCATAAAAGTTGAATACTCAATTAATGCTTGACCGGCTTTAATTGGATCGTATAATTCAATCTCTCTCTCTTCAACTATTATCGGTTCGCCTTCATCACGAGGCATTACAGTGTCTTTATACTTAAATTTTCTTACTGCACGGGCAAGGCTTCTATTCCAATTTTGCGGGGCAGTCATTCCATTTTCGTCATAGAAATCTTTAAGCGTTGCGCTACTGATAGAATGTAACCCGTCTATGATTACACCCTTATAATATAATGCCCCGGACAATCCACGGGAAATCAATCTATTGCTTATTGCCCTTCGAACTTCAGTATCGAAAGGCAATTTTCTTAATAAAATTTGAATCTGATTTTTGTCTTCTATTCCTAAAGACTCTATTGCTTTCTGGTAATTAAATTCTGAATCAATATAACTATCGGCAAACATTTCGAGAAATATAGTTTTCTCGTCATCTTGCTCCAGGTATTCTTTGGGTATTGAAATTTGCGGGGCTTTCTTTTTATTTACAGGCTGTTTCTTTTTCGCCTTCCCCGATGTTTCTTTTTTTTGCGTCATCTAAAAAATTAATCTTTGCTTGATTCAAGGATAACATATTCAAGCATTCCAATTTGATCTTTAATATTTTCGGCCAGTTCGGTTGTCCCGTTATTTTCCTTTACGAATTCTGCAATATCATCTATTTCGATTGTATCACCATCCGGCTTTGAATAATATTCGATTGAATCAATTTCGCAATCTGTCATCATTACGCCGATTGACCATTCGCCTTCGTCTAATCCATACTCAACAAAATAATCCTCTGGGACATATACAGAAGCCTTAACACTTCCATCAAGCGTAATGTTATCAACCGTTACAACATCTATATCTTCGATGACATCAAGCAAAGATTTTAATTGTCGCGCTTTATTCAGCATTATATAATACCATCCTTATGTATAAATAAACGATAATTCATAGCACAAACCTTGTCAAGATAAAATCGCTATTCTTACATAATAACGCCGACTCTTCCACTTCCATATCTTGTCAAATAGAATTGGCCGACTCTTGCATACATATCGGCATCCATCAAGTGATGCTCTCCATATTGTCGGATCGCTTCATATTCACGGTCATATTTTGCGTCCCATAGTGGCTGAATACCTAAGTTTGTATGGTGCTGAATAAATGTGTTAATAATTCCAGATTCTTCGCCAACCATTGAAGGTATTCCGGTTTCATTTTCTTTGTATTCTCTTTGAATCATTCTTACCATTTGAATTTGAGACATGGTAACTTTACCCGCTTCGCCGTTAGTTCCTTTCTGAAATTTCGGCTCAACATTCATATTATTCAACTGAATCGCACCGGTCAATTGAGATTTTTGCTCTGCTGTATTCCACCATGCTCCCCAAACCTTAGTCGGAAATTTACGCTTTAATTTTAAGTGTCTATCGCCACCCATTCCGTTGGCATCATTTATGATTATGTTAGCCTGGAATATTTCTGCAAGCTTTATAACTCTTGCAACATGTTCGTAGTCTTGATTTTCAGCGACTCCAGTATATCCTAATGCTCTCAAATTCTCTTCATTAATATGCTCTATAT